GTCAGGTGCAGCGCCACGACGGTATCAGCCGGGAGCGTCCTGTCGACGAGCTGCGTGTCGTAATCATCGCTGCCCGGCTTATAGGTCGAGAGCAGCGACTTGCCGCCGGACGTATCGGCGATGGTGCCCATGGAGAGTTCGTCGCCATAGGCGTCCGCGTCGGCTGTGGTGCCGACGGAAACATAGGCCGGCAGCGTGTCGGCCGTGAAGGTCTCCGTGACGTCGACAGTGCCGTAGTCGACGAGGAGGCCGCCCTTGCCCTTCGGGCCAAGGACTTCGAGGATTGCACCGCCTGCCCCGAAGTCATGTTCGGGGAAGAGGTACATGGTAGGAGCGTCATCGTATGCCATTGTGTTTCCTTTTCAGGTGACGGGCAGCGCGCGGCTGGCGCGCGCCCTCGTTGACGTTCAGTCAGCCGTCAGGCTGCGCTGTCCCACATAACCACACGGGCGTTGGCGGCGGCGTCGTTGGCGAGGCCAAAGCCGGTGACCGCGTACCAGGCGATACCGCGCGAACGGCCGTAGTCGCCAGGGATTTTGGCGCGGATTTCCTCGGGGATGACCGGGGCTTCAATGACGACATCGCCGCCGAAGAAGAAGGCCCACGAGGACTTGTTGTTGTTCCACGCATCCGCCGTGCCGGTGGCCGGATCGAAGGTCGTGGAATCGTTGGCGCCGCCCTTCGGAATGAAGGTCTGCTCGACAAAACGGGTGTTCTCGTAGCGGCCCTTTTCGCCCGACATGATCTGGTTCATGCCGATATCCGTGTACTGACGGATCGACTCGAGCGAGTTCATGAACGTGCGGTAGGTGGTCGGATGGCTGATGCAGAAATAATCATCGCCGCTGAATGCGGGGATGTTCCGTTCCTTCATCAGGTCCGAGATCGCCTTGACGTGGCCGGTGCCGAGTTCGACATTGTTCGTCGTTGCGGTGGCGCTGTTGGTTGTCAGCGTCACGGCGGTCGTCGAGGTTCCAGAAGTCGGCGCAACGCGCAGCGGCGTCGCCTTGAACTGGGTGAACGCCTCGATGTCGAACGCCTTGCGCGCGTCATCCTTGAGCAGACTGTCGATGATCGACACGACGTCCTGCTTGGCGAAGATGTCGAGCTTCAGGGTGTAGGGCGTGCTGTTGCCGTATTCGTACAGCGTCAGGTTCGACTGGCTGACGGTGAAACCGGTTTCCGGGATCGGATTGGTTTCGGACAGCTTGCCGCCCTGCGTCCCTACGTTACCGACGTTGTTCCAGTAGAATTTGTCGCCGGCATGAAGACCCTTGGCGTCTTCGATCTTGCAGAACTGCCGGAACTTTGTCGCAGGCTGCAGCGATTTGCGCAGAATGCGACTGAGTTCGGGCGAATAGAGATACCCGCCTTCAGACGGGGTAAGCCAGAGTTGACCTGCCATTTACTTGAACCTTTTGGTTGGCAGACCGGCGTCAGCGTTTGGAGGCTCGATGCTCGCGCATTTCTGCGAAAGCGAGGCGGCGTTCCTGCTCGACGGACATGCGGGGGGCAGTCCGTGCGGTTGTCTGTGACGTCGATTGTGCCGGTGGGGTGACGAGCGTGCGCTTCTCCGCGACGCGATCGCGCGTGAGATTGACGCCCTGTTGCTGTTGCTGTTGCTGCCGCGCGGGTGCGGGACGATTCAGCACCTGCCGAACCTCGGTCACGGCGCGGTTGAACAGTTCCGTTGCTGGCGGGACCTGATAACCGTGCGCGCGAGCCGCGGCGTAAGCCTGCTGTACCGTGCCATTGCGCCGAAGCGCCTCGATTTCCTGCGGCGTTGCTCCGATCTTCGCGAGTTCCGCGACGGCCTCTTCGACTGCGCGTTCGCGAACAAGAGTCGCTGCGGCCCAGTCGTCGGCTATGTCGGAGTTGTCCTCGACGGTCTGGCGTATCGCATCGTCGATCTCGCTCAGAACGGCGGTCTGGCGTGTCTCAATGGTTTGTTGAGACAGCGCGCGTTTCACGCCTTCCTGAATTTGCTTCTCGACGAACTTCGATAGATGCTTTCCCGCCTCGGCCGGGTCTTCGAATTGCAGCTTTTCCGCAAGAATGGCGGCCTCGTCGGCATCCATTTCTTCGCCCTGGTGTTGAGCGTCCTGCGTTTGCTGCGGTGCTGTAGGCTGTTGCTGCCCCGTTGGTGTCGCCGTGGCATCGGCGCTTACAGCGCGCGCCGAATTTCTGATCTCCTGCAGGCGCTGGTCGGCAGCAATGTGCTTTTGCGCCAGTTTGATGATCTGCAGGTCGTTGTAGTCGCCGGCCTCGTCGGGCTCGATGCCCGCGGCCTTCATTGCGTCTTCACGCGAAAGCTGGATGTCCGCGCCGTTCACGCGCAAGGACAAAAGAGAAGGGGCGGCTTTTTGGGCCGCCCCTTGGTCTTCATTCTGTCGATGTTGCCCGTCGCCCGGGTCGCCCGTGTCGGGGGGGGCTCCCAGATCGTTCTCGTCCGGGACTTCGTTGCGCGGATCGTTCAGGGCAGGGGGTAAATGCCCCATGGTTGTCGGCCGCGCATCGGCCGCAGCGTTTTCCGCTTCGCGCTCGCGATCGTATTTCTCGTACAGGGCGGCGCGGCGAGGGTCTTCGTAGAGTTGCGGCTTGCGCACATCGCCGTCATCGTCGCGCTGGCGACCAGCGCCCGTGCTGCCTTCGTCGCCACCGTCGCGCGTGCTGGCCTCGACAAACTCCTCGCCGCCGTCGTTCACGGTGACGGGATCGCCGTCATCAGTCGTCTGGGTCGTTTGCATAGAAGCCATCTGGTTCCTCTCCATCGTCTTCACTGGTCATTTCCCGCAGAACCTGCATGTCCTCGCGCTCATTGCGCAGGAATTGCAGACTTTCCTTGCCGGACGCGATCGCCTGGTTCACCCATCCAAGGATGTCGAAGTACCGGCGCACTTCATTTTGCAGCCTGCGGATTTCCTTGGGGTCTTCGGCGTCGGCCTCTGCGAGATCGATCAGCGCTTTCGCGGCTGAATGACGGGCTTTCAGCAAGACGACCGCTGCAATTCCGGGAGTGTCCGGGCGGGGCTCGATATCGGACAGGATGGCGTCGCGGTTTTCGACGGCGCGAAGGGCCAGTTCGATCATTGCGTCAGCCATTCATCGGCCCTTGTGCTGCGGGCATCGTGCCCTGCGCGCCTTGCTGCTGCTGCGCTGCGATCAGTTGCGCAAGCTGCTGGTTTGACTGCATGACGGCCTGCGCCATTTGGGCGATGGCCTCGGCGATGCTCTGCATGGCTTGGGATTCGCGCGCCTCGCCTGCTGGCGTCTCTGTTGGCGCGGCGCTCGAAGGGCCCGCGCCTCCACCTTGATCTTGTCCCCCTTGCGCCATCATGGCCTCCTGTTTTTCTCGCGCGAGCGCGGCCTGAGACTGGATTTTGGCCTGTCCCATCTGGTGAGCCTGCTGCACCTTGGCATGGCCCATGGCGGCGTCCTGCTGAAGCTGGATTTGCCCGGTTGCTGCGGCGTGCTGCATCTGCTGCTGCTGCATGGCCTGCCGGGCGGCCGCGTCAGCCTGCTTCAACTGCATGTCGTTCTGGAACTTTTCGCGGTCCATCTGCATCTGCTGCTGGTGCTCTTCGCGCTCCATCGCCATGCGCTCGCGCTGTGCCTGCAAATCCGCGGCGGTCTTCGCCTGATCGAGCTGTAACTTTTGCTGACCCTCTTGCGCTTTCAGTTGGAGTTTCGCCTGCTCTGCCTGTACTTCCGGCGGGGGCCCCTGCGGTGGCGCTGGCTCATCGTTGATGTCGTTAAAGAACCGCTCGGCGGCATCCGGGAAGCCGGCCGCGCCAAACACTTCATTGGCGACTTCGGCCAGTTTCAGCGACGGCATCTTGTTCGCGCCACCCTGTATAAAGGGCGCTGCAATCTGCCCGAATATCTGTGAAGCCCCTGCGAACTTCTGCAACTTCTCCTGCGGATGCGTCGTCACGCCTGGACCAACCTTTACAGTCAGGCTCGTCTCCTGCTGTAAAAGCGTGTCCGTGATTTCGTTCATCCCGTATTTCTCGATCAATCCTGCCTTTTGCCCGGCTATGGCGAGGATCGTTGCGTCGCTCTCGTAGTATTCTTCGCATTTGAGAACTTGCCAAAGGACCGGCTCCACCCAGGTCTCAACCCATACGTTCAGGTCGAAATCGCCCATCGTATTCGCATCGCTGGCCAATATCTGCATGCCGCCGACGGTCTCGTTCATCGACCTGTTCGTCTGGACGCTGCCAGCGTTGAACGTGCCGGCGATGTCGTCGAAATCGGCGTTCAGGTAATTGTTCTCGACATAGGCGGACTGTGGCAGGTCCGGGATCTGCGCGTAGTCGACGTCATCGAGGTCTTGCAGCAACAGGACGCCATTGTTACCGCCCCTGGACTGGACCGCCTTCAAGTCGACATTGCGCCCGCGTTTGACCTTGGCGAGCGGTGTGACGACCTGCTTTTCGTGGTCGAGCCGCAGGTTCACCTGGTCGTTGATTTCCTGCTGGATCGGCTGCCAGCTTTCCACCGGCGCCATGGGGTAGGCGCGGTGCGCTTCGATAGAGCCATGGCCGACGACGACAGGGCGATCCCCGGCATATTGAGGGTAGGCGACGCGGGTCTCGACGGGCTCGGAAATGATTGCGCGGTTGCCGATCGTCCAGAACACGTAATCCTTGCCGCGATAGCGAAAGAAATTTTCATGGAGCCATAGCATCGGCGCTGCAGCGTTGTGGTTCTGCTGCGGGTCGTAGCCCTGATTGCGCGCGGCGCGCGGTCCTACGGTGTCTATATTCTCGGTCGGCGATGCGCCGCCCTTGGACGTGTATTTCGACAAGTCTTCGAAGGTCATTTCGTCGAAGCGCACGACGCCGCCGCGGCTCTGGGACGCTTCGATCATCTGTAGCGCCTCGGTGATCGACAGATGGTTGCGGAGAATCAGGTATTCGCTGGACTGGGCCGGGTCGAGCCAGTCGCAGGCCGGGGAGAACATGGCGTTCTCAGGCGGGTACAACCGGATTTCAGGCCGGTCTTCGACAACGCAGACTTGCCGGCCAAGGGGCTCACCTGTTTCCTCGTCGATACCTTCAACTTCGCCTTCAATCTCCTCCTCGACATAGCGCCAGTGCTGCTTGGACACGCACACACCGGTCAACAGGCTGTCCTGTCTCGCGCCCATCGCCACCTGAAACCACCGTAGGCCATTGCGGCGCGACGTGCGGCTCATGCGATAGACCATCAATTCCTTTTTGATGGCGGCAGACGCCTTTTGCTGGGCGTTCGTCTGGTCCTGCGCTTCTATGCCGATGATGTCGCCAGTCCCGAATAGCGACTTTTGCGCCGCAGCCATGTGCTTGCGGACGGCCGTGCGCGTCTTCGGGCGGAACAGTTTTGACCGGCCCTTCCATTGGTCCGAGAGGTATTTCGATCCATCGGCATGCTGGTTGTGGAAGGCTCTTTGCGCGCGCGCCCATTTGGCGCGCACAGCCTGATCCATGAAAGTTGTTGCCTGCCCCTGGGCAACGCGAGCTCGGTTGAAAAGAACTTGCCGGAGCGACTCGTCGGGTTGGCGGGCGCCATCTTCCCCATTTGCATCATCGACCGGGCCGGGCGACATGGCGTCGGAATAGACCTTCGCCGTCTCGTCCGATGTGTCGAGCGGGCGCTCGTCGTTGATGATCGTCATTCGGGTACTGACTCAAAGCGTGGAAGGTTGCCGCGCTTTGCGAGCGCATCTTGATATTCCGGCATGATGAGGCCTTTGCGGCTTAGCCTGAAGCGCTCAAGAATATTGCCTCCGGCCTCTCGCACGCGTTTGGTCATGTCGTTGGCGGTTGCCACAGCGTCGATGTGGATCACGTACTTGAACGTTCCACCCATAAGCAGAGGCAGCGCGATCATCACAACGCCCTGATCGTAATCAGCAGTGACCTCCCAGTCGTATCCTGGGTAGAACTCGGACAACAGGCGCAGGCATTCACGGCACATTGCCATGTTACGCTGGTAGAAAGGATCATGGCCCGACAACAGTGCTTTGCCGCCAACCTGATAGTCGCCCATGATGATCTGGCCGTCATGCACATCGACGCATTTCATGTCAGAATCCATTCTCTCGGCGGTTCATGGTTGCGAAGTTTGCGAAGTCGTCCGCGAAGTCCGCGCTGAACTCGTAGCCCGTGATGCGATAAACCCCGCGCTCGGCGGGGTTTGCGTGGAAGATTTTGTCTGTGAACTCGTACTCGCGCTCTCGCCGTCGCGCCTTGTCGAAGTCCGGGTCCGCCTTGCGGACGAGATAATCCCAGGGGATTTCGAGGGTCGCGGTCATACTGTCACGCCGTAAGCTGACAGCGCCGCCGAGCGAGCCGCGTTTATAACTGTAGTGCTGGCGTTGCGATGGTAGTTCGCCGCCCCGACCATACCGCCATCATGCCCGCTTGTACGGAACGCAATATTCTGCGGCTTGAAACCCTCGAACATATAATCCACAAGGTCGCTTATGATTGTCGGATCAGCATATATGGCCGTTTCTGCGTCTGTTTCCGTTGATCCGTAGCTTCTGGCCGCAGCCCATCCGGCAAGCGTGCGTGTTTTGTCAACGAATTGCGGATCGGCGGAGAAGTCGTTTGCTCCAACGCCCACGGCGTTAACATAAGTGAGCGTGTGGCTTCCGCCTGGATAGCCCCACGCACAATTAAATTCGACTTGCCCCGGCGTGGTGCTGATACGGAACTCGATGAAATCGTCCCAGCTTTTCGCCGTCGTATCAGGATTGACGACTATGTTTGATCTTGCTTTCCACACAGACGCATTGCCGAAAACAAAAGTTTGTTCAGTTACAAAAAACTCTGCAAAGCCGCCGCCGACAAGATCATCATTAACACCATAGCGCGTATTCTTGTCTCGAAGTTGTAAGTCTTGATTGTTTGTTGTGGTTCCTGCGCCAGTGTCGATCATTCCGTAGCCAAGCTGCAAGTTATTGCAGACCTTTGAATACGTTCCGGCAAGCCCTGACGCCATGAGCGCCCAATTAATACCGACCGAGGCGTCTGTCCCATCGAATATGTTGCCGAGGTATTCCCAAGAAGACCCGCCGGGCGCGTTCTCAACGTATGCGTCATAAATTACAGACATCACTGCCCATCATTCGTAATCGCATAAGCATAGAGCGCACTTGGCGATCCGCCGCTCACGGACGCCCTGATCTCGCACGGATGCAGCTCGAAGCCGCACGATCCCTGCGTCGTGAACGTCGCATTTGTCGCGTCAATGCTGAACCAAGTATTACTGGGCGCCTTGAATTGAAAAGTGACGGTCGCGCCGCCAAACGTCCCCTCGACACATAGCGTCCCGCGCCCCCCAGGCCACGATTGCGTATTTCCGGTTGCGGAGGCGTCTGATAGAAGCGTCCTTGTGATGTTTCTTGCCATTGTCAGGAATCCTCGTAGGCGATGGCGTTCAGGTGTTCGGCGAGCGCCTGCTCGCGATAGGATGGTGGGACGGACTCCATGTCGTAGATGCGCGAAACAGCATCCACGAGGTCGTCTTTTGGCGCGAACGGGAAGAACATCATTTCCTCGATCAACGCGCGCGTCAGGTCGTATGGCTTGCGATCTTCATCAATGCGCCTGATCGACTTGGCGATCATGTGCGCTTTCCCTCCGGCTCTGTATTGCTCCATGATCCGCGGCAGTTTGCCGTGCATCACGGGCTTTGTCAGGATGTGAGACTTGTCGAGGTCGATGCTCCACAGAGCATCGCCCAGCGCATCGCTCACCAGCGCTGGCAGGAAGAACCGGCCATTGCGGAAATCAGGCTCGAGGCGCTCGACGCGGGCCTTCTTCGAGTGATCTCCTTCGCGCGGCCATGCCAGTTCCGCGATGTGAAAGGAATAATTCTCCTCCCGCATGCGCTCTTGGAAGTATTCATCGTCCGTTTGCTGGCCGTATCGTTCCCAGCCAACAGCGACAGTCTCGACGCCGGGTTCTTTCGTCCATTTCTGGTGCAACATCTTCAACGTGCGCCAGCGCTCCGACATCGGCATGCGGTGGCGGACACCATCAAGCAAGTACTTGTTGCCGTGAACGTCGATACCAACAACTGCGATCGCTGTCCGATCGCTCTTGGCGCTCGATCCCTTCGACGGATCGCCCATGATGTACACGTTGAGGACCGAAGGCCTGATTTCGAACGGACGGAACCACTCGGGGCGGAACGTGTTTTCGTTGCCTGCAATCGGATTTTGCAGCATTTGCGCGGACACTGTGCTGCGCTGGGTATTCTTTTTATCGTCCCATCGCTTCTGCGACAGAAACACCGGCTTCCCATCCAGCTTGCCGTTCTCGGTCGCGGCGTAGATGCGCGGCGTTAGAGCGCCGCGCTCCAGAATAATGCCCCATGTGTCGCCGAAGCTGTAGCGCGTGCCGATGTGCCAACGCCGCGCAGATCCCGACGCGCCCAGATTGTCCGAAAGCTCCCATGCTTCGGTCGTCTTCTTGATCATTTCCGGCGTCGTAACACTCTCGCGCGTCACCACGTCATCATAGATGCGGAGCGCAAAGTGTTTCGATGTCGGCTGGCCATCAACAAGGCCATGCGCTTCGAGCGTGCTTTCCTTCGGGTTCGATTGCCGCTTGACGATCAGCCCGTTCTGCAGCGACCACATGGGCGCCTGCTTGCGCGGGTCTTCGTAAAATACGTCTTGGAAAGCCATGTGCAGGCGTTCGTTGTTCTCCAGTTCGCGCATGACCTGCGACAAGAACTTCTGCGATATGCCTTTCGTGTGCGAGAAAATCGCTATCGTGATTTCCGGATCGCGGATGATCTCCTGAATTGTCCCGGCAAACGTGATGATGGTCGACTTATAATGGTCTCGCGCCCATAGGTCCAAGTGCTCGTCGGGGTCTATCTCGACCTCGCGGCAGCGATAATAGAGCCACGGATGCACAGCATCACGCCTGCCCAGCATGCAGGTCAACAGGAAGTATCTGTCATTGCACGCCAGGAACGCCATGTTCTGCGGGCGCGCGATGATGTGCAGCATCATCTTGGCGTACCATTTGGCCGCCAGTTCAAAGTCGTAGGCGAGCAGCTTGGGTATCCGCTCCGATAGCCAAGCGTTCTGCGCATCCATGTACCGCTCGCCAAAGAGCGGAACGCGGGTTTGCGTCACTGCTGCTTATCCGTCGCATAGCGCCGGCGGTTCGCCTCGCGGACTGTCTCCAGCCACTTGCGATCGCACGCCTCGTCCTTCTCCCGCATCTGCTGCGTGTAGATCGGGATGACATCGGCATATTTCAGCCACGTCTTGCGCCGCATGAAGTGACCGCGTCCGACAATCTCGACGTATTCGGGATTTCCTGCGCACGCCATCATCGTTTGATCCCCGCGTATCGCTCGAAATCGGCCAGCGCTGAAAATACTTGTGCCGGCGGTTGAGCCCTATTGGGCGGAATTATCGTCCCGTCCACCGCGTTTCCGTCTTCGTCCAGCGCATCTGCTTGATGCCGTATGATGTCGCTGGCAGCACGCCGCATGCGCGCTGCGGTCTCAGCCAGCTTGGCCATCGTATCGACGAGGGATGCAAGGTCGGCCGGAGAGTCGATCTTGATGGAGGGCAGGCGCTTGCAAATCTCCTCACTGATTGCCTCCGCAGCGTCGAGGTTGACCGACATTCCCCTGTGAATCGCTTCAATGTCGCGCTCGGCCAAGCTAATGCGCGACATGGCGAGGAGTTCGGAGTTATGTGCGGCGAGTTCAAGCAGGTCTTTGGCCTGCGTCGGGTCTGCTTGATCTGTCTTGACCGTGATTTTCTCGATCCACTGGTCCATGCATGCGCGCAGGACGCGCGGGGCGATGTAAACGTAGCCCTCCAGCGTCAGGATCACGCTCAACCGGTTGGCCGTGACGCGAAAGCCCTTGTTCCAGCGCTCGAGAAATAGCTCATGGGCGCGGTCCATGACGTGCTTGCCATCGACTTCGGCCCTGGGCGTCAGGTCGTCCATGGTCAAATCAGCGCGAACAGCGCTGAAAGCATGCTGCCGAGGGCGCTACCGCCTGCGGCTGGGCCGCCGCCAGCGCCTGCGCCTTGGAACAGGTTTGCTGCTGGCGCTGCGGGCGACTGCGGCATGGCGCCCGTGTTGCCGCCGAACAGCCCGCCGAGAAGCCCGCGCCCTTCGTTCGGCGTCGGGATGGCGCGGTTCATGAAGCCGGGCAGGCCGCCGTCACCGAACAGCATGCGGCCGAGTATAGGGCCGCGCGCCTGCTGCGGCTGGGGCATCTGGAATGGAGCGCCCATCGGCGCGCCTGCAAGCGCGCCGCTCGTCGATGGAGCAGAAGGCGTCAAGCCTTGCTGCGGTGCGTAGGCCATCACGGGCGATGGCTGCTGCCCTGTCACGCCGCCAATTGGGCCGATGGCGCCGCCGCCAGCCGGATTGGTCTGAAATGCCGTCATCGGGTCCATGCGCTGCTGTCCTGTTACGCGCCCTTCCGGGGCAAAGAAGGTGTGGCCGCCGATCTGCGCCGTCTGGTTGGCAGGATTGATCCACCTGTGATTGCCGACTGTCCCGCCGTTGCGCTGGCGCACGGTCGATACATTGGCGAAATGCGTTGCACCCCTCGTCGGGTCTGGTGTGGATCCGGAAAATACGCTTTGCACGATGTTTCGCGCCTGGGCGTACCTGGGCGAGTTGGCGTCGAGCCGCATGGGATCATTGCCACTGCCGGGGTTCCACGGCTCGAACTGGTTGCGCTCAAGCACCACGTCGCCGGCCGACATGCGGCGGGACTGCATTCTGTTGCGGATGACGGCGGCGACCGCTGCTTGCCCGATTGGCCCTTGATTGCCCGCTTCGGCGAGGACTGTGCGGGTTACGAGGTCGAGATCGTCGGGGGCGCCATCACTCATTTCAGGCACTTCAGCTTGTAATAGGTCGCGGAATACAGCGCCACGAGATCGTCCAGCATGTTGTTCAGGCTCGCGTCGCCCTTGCTGATCGCCTCTTTGTTGCGCGTGATCCAGTCCGCGTGCTGGGCGATGGCGTCCATGGCTGACGCGGGATCGAACGGGACGCGCGTGACGCGCCCGATCTTGTCGAACAGGCCTTGATACGTCTCCACGATCGCGTCGAGCTTCTCGATTACCTCGTCGCAGAAGTCGCCGAGGGCGATGTGCTGGGCGTAAGAGCCAGTGCGCCAGTGCTCGAGATGTACCGCATCCCGCAGAGCGAAGACGCGGCCGACGAGGGTTTCGATCAATCTGTCATCCTGTGTTTCAAGTTGCGCAGGCGCGACCTAACCCCGAGGTCACGCGCCCGGCAGGAAGCGAACGGCTCATTCCGTCGCCTGCCGCCATGGGCCGTGCATCCGGAGCCGGAGTAGGGCGACCACGTTCCCCGGCCGCCCTGCGCTGCCGGAGTTTCGCGCCACCGCCGGCTGGGCAAATGAAAACCCCGCCAGCTTGGGGCTGACGGGGCGATTTTGTCCAGTGCAGGCCGAGCCCGCAGCCGATCTTTTATCCTCACAAATCTTGGGGTCAGCGGGCGGCCCGCGCGCCTCAAGCGCAAGCGGGACGTCCCTGAATCAGCGACCCTCTCCACCCGAATCCCCCGCCATCCTCTCGCGCGGTATTGTACAGGTTGATAGGGTTCCTCAGAGTGAGCTTGTAACCAGGGGGCAGACGGCTTGACGCCGCTGCCCTGTTCCCTATTAGCCCCTGAGTTCTGGAACCGAGTCGCTTTTCCCCTTAACTGCGCGCACACGAGACCACGTCAGCGGCGTCAACGTCAAGTGATCACATTTTCGTGAGTAGATAGTTTCATTTGTTACCATGTCCGAACATTATGGCGATTGAGATAATCGGAACAAAGACTTGCGATAAACTGAACGCGCGCCATGTAGGTATTTCTTGAGACTTCAAACCTCGAAAAAATTTTCTCTAGGTTTACTTTCACACAGCGGGCATGCGCCCACACGAGCAGCATATTGCATTCAGTGGGATGATCTTTGCGGAACTGATAGACCGTGTTGAAGAGCAGGTCCATGTGCGTAATTTCCTCCCGCGCGGGGAGTTGGCGGGTCCAGTTGCGCCTGTTGGCGTCTGCCTTGAGTTCTTCCGGGGGCTTGTCCGATTGCGCCACCAAATCACTGAAATCATAGCAGTGCTGCGGCCAAGCATTGCCATATTGAGCTGGCTTCGATCCCTTGGCCGCCGGCAACTTCCCCAGGGTCTTGTAGGCGTCGACGAGCCTGTGCATGACGTGCGCCGCATCCCATTGTGCAGGTATCTCGACCTCACGGGGACGCCAGCGATAGCGGCTCATCCCACGCAATGCCTGCTTTGCTTTCCTGCGCCCAAGATAGCCCAGAGCATCGTGGTCGTACTCGCTCACAGCTACGTCTTCATCGTCCACAGGGATGTTTGCGTCTCTCACAGCTATGTTCATAGCGCTCACAGGCATGTTTTATCCCCCACAGGTATGCTTGACTGCGTTGAGTGCATGGCAGATATGCAAAAACCGCCTGCGAGGGCGGTTTTGTGATCTTATTCCCAAAAATGAGCGTTTTTGCAGGTTCCAGCCCGATCCGCCGTCAATGGTGCGACAACCTGCCACATGGAACGTCCCTGGAACATCTGCGGAACAAACCATAGCCGACTTGAGATAATCTGAAAAGACGTATGGACATTTCAGGGGCGATAGTTCAGATTTTCTAAACGTCAGGGGCGAGGAAATGCCCCGGGCGAGAGGAGAGGTCAAGAGCCATGAACACGACCACCGAACAGACCAAATACTACCGCGACCGCGACGGCCACGCTGCCAAAACCGTCATCCCCTTCGACGACGGC